ATATCATACTAGAGTGCCTTTTGTTAAAAGGTTGGCAGAATCGGTAATGAACTCTGCATCTAAATTTGGTTTTATTAGAACTGTAAAAGGCAGAAAGTGCAGGTTTAATATGTGGGAACCGGCAACGTTTGGTATGAATAAAGCTATGAAATATGAAGAAGCAAAAGCTGTTTATGGAAATAACATTAGAAGAGCATACACGTATAAAGCGTTAAATAGATTAATACAAGGATCTGCAGCGGACCAGACTAAACAGGCTATGATTAATTGTTACAAAAAAGGTTTTCAACCTTTGTTACAAATCCATGATGAACTATGCTTTTCAATTAATGAGGAAAATGATATAATAGAAATTAAGAAGGAGATGGAAAATGCAATTGAAGGACTCAAAGTCCCATTTAAAACAGACGTTGCACTCGGATCAAGCTGGGGGAATGCAAAAGAGTGATTGCCCAAGATGTAATGGCACAAGGTTAATTGAAACTTGGTTTGATTGCACTGAATCACACAAGGTCACAGTAGAATGCACTGCGTGTACACCAGATTTAGATTTAAAAACTTTAAGAACCTCAGGTCTTTAAACTGGGTATTTTCTTGTAACTCTATTAGATTTATCCCTAGTACCATTTTCCCAACGCAAATCTAATTGTAATACTTGATCTTTATCTCCATGACAAATTTTAATTAAATGGCCTTTTTTAGTGTCCTCAATCCAATATTTTTTATATTTATTTATAATTATTGTTTTACGTTTCATTAGAAATGTGATGGGTGATGATTTACATAAACATTATAAAGATTGTCATCAATAAAAGCATTGAATGAAATAGTTCTTCTCTCTTCATCGCTAGATGATGGATAAGCAGTGTGCATCATATAATTAGGAAAAACTACAAAACCACCTACTCTTGGACTTATTTTGCAAGTTGATTGTGACATGAAATGTCTTTGACCACTTATTATTTCTAATCTACCTTTGTCATTACCTTTTGCGTCCGAATATTTTTGTGAGCTTGGCACTTTTAAAAATCCTACACCAGAAACATGACCTCCATGCCAATGCACAGGATTAAAATCATTGTTGAAAGATCTAACAACCCAAGTTGATATGAGGGTGAATTTAGTCATTTTAGCACCCATACCATCTCTAATATATTCTGCAGTTCTATCACCAAGATACTCTGGCCATTTTGATTTTTCTAAAAAACTGTTTGGAAGTTCTATTTCCTGAGTTATGTCTCCAGCTAATCTTTTGCCGTGGTCTAAACTTTTTGTTAGTTCTTCATTTTTTATTGTCTCATCGACATAATCATTTAACTCCTGAACAATATCATCAGGAATATATGATGTCATAATTTTTGCCCCTAACGTAATTATTTTTTGTATCATTTTTTTAATATCATTTTGAAAGCTAAGCTTATTCTTACACCTTTGATGGGAGCTAAACCTCTGTGTAATTTTTTAGAGTCGAAAATTATTAATCTATTTTTTACAAAGTTAATCATTTTTTCATCTTTCAAATCAAAATGACCACAGTCTTTTAAAGTATCACTGACCATTAATAAACAAGTAATGTCAGAATGATCGGTGTGATAAGAACCCTCCATATCAGGATGTTGAATATTGACATATAAATCATCACAATAACATTTAATATTTAAAGTTTTTTGTAATTTATAATTTAAAAAAATGTACAAAGGATCATCTAAATTTAATCTTGAAATATAAAAAACATTTTTATCACTGTCACTTGATTTTTGTGAAAAAAAATGTGGTGAGTTAAATAGAAACAAGGGATGTAAGAATTCAATTAAATCTTTATCTAGCCAATTATCTATGATTTTTGTTTCCATTACACTCCAATATCAACACTTGTGTTAAATGAAATAATAATTTTTTCTTCGTCACTTTTATTTATGGGAGAAACATGTGGAACATAAGCAGGAAATGTTACTATATCTCCTTCATTAGCATTAATATCATATAATTCTGTTTTTGTTGTCAGCTTATCTGGTAATTGAACATACAAAACATTTGTAAATTGAGCCCCTGGGTGGGTATGTCTTTGATGAAAGTCTCCTTTTTTATAAATTTGATACCACATATCATGTAGTTGACAAGTTTTTGATTGAAAATATTTATTAAAGTGTTGTAAAAATTCATGGAGAATGTGATTTCTCATGTAAACTTGATAAGGAGCAAGATTAGGTTGGTTTCGATTTTGATAATCAGTGCATGAAATGTTATCACGTTTGATGCCCCTATCATCTTCTTTTATTTTTTCAATTAAACTTTTTTTGTGATCTTTAACAAAATCTGTAATGGTCCATAAAAAATATTTTGGAGACATAGATGGCCTACAGTTTATATTAATTTTTTTAAAAAGCTAGTATTAACTAGCGATATCTAATAAACCTGCTTTAGCATCATCAACACTTTGTTCGTTGATTTTCTTTTTCAGGTCTTTAATTTCAATGTCAATCCACTTCATATCTGTTGTGACTCTACCTTGTCCCAACGCTTGTGTCGCCCATTTGGACTCCAACTGAAGTTTCTTTGACACCAGTTGTTGTAGTGACATTTCTATCAATCTCCTCGAATGTAATTAAAGGTCTTGAAGCGTTATAAAAAGATTCTTCAATGCCTTTTATTTCTCCTGATTCAACGCCATTCGCAAACGTGTCAAGAGCAGCCTTATCATCTGATGCCTCAAGCGTCCCATTAAAATACATATTTTTATATCGTGCTTGGATGCGATAAAGCTTCATAAGGTATTATATAGCAAAATGTGATATAAATGCAACACCATACATTGTAGATTAAGGCGAAAAAATGGTATAATGTTTTTGAGCGAAAAATGGTAAAATCTTTGATCATATTGGTATTATTATTTGATGGCACGTTAATTCAAGAGAGATATGAATTAACACGACCCATGGAAGTACATGAATGTTTACTATTTGCTGATGACCACAGAGAGGCCATATCCACCTACAAAGAGTTTGAAAATGTTAGTAAAAATGGCTGGTATTTGAATGATGGTAGGGGTACTATACAAGGCCATATTTGTGAATAATTAAATCTCTTCGACAGCTTTACAATAAAATTTGACATAAATGCCATGTTTATTTACCTCTTCTCTGCCTATTTCTTTTGTTTTTTCTTGAGCCATTTGATAGCCAGTCATTAAACAGTCGTGCATATCCTTAAATGATTTATCCAGAGTATGTGGGGCAATACAATCACCAGTGGTAAAGCTACAAAGTATAAGAGTTAGTAAAATTTTCATAAAATTATCCTTGCATATCCCATTAAAAATTATATATTCAAGATAAACTAACTAAGAGGATAACATGACAAGAGATAAAAAGATACAAGATGTGACGACAACAACTGATCCACTTCTTGAAACATTAAAAGCAACTTCTGGCTTAGCACAAACAGCTGAACCATTAGTTCTCAAACCTGAGTGGCAGGTAAAGAGTAAAGACATGGATGAGTCCAAAGTAAGAAAATTTGTTTTTACTTTTGACGAAGAAACAAATAAACTTTCATTACATGTAAACAATGAACTTTACAGAGAATTTAACTGTAAAGATAATCTTAATGCTTCAATTAAGTTTCACGAAGCATTAGACAAGATGATTAGTTGTTTTACTACTTGGAGAATATATGAAAGGAATTAAGTCTGCATCAGAGGCTTGGAAGACATGGATAAAAGAGGTTGATCAGATATTATCTGAAACTCAAATTTTGTCGGCAAATGGCAATGAGATAGAATATTCAGATCAACACTTTCAAGATCAGATGCAAAAATTAACTTCTTGTTCTATTAATTTTACAGACATGCCAATTTATTTAATAAATACAGAAGTGGCAACAAGTCTGTTGTGGGATGAGATTGAACGTAAAAAGGATGAGAGAGATGCACAGACACCTAATTGAAATAGTATTAATAGCTTTGTTTATACTATTACCACCTAAAATATTATTACTTATATTTGGTGGATTATCATATTTAATATTTTTTTAGGAGGAAAGATGGACATAAGTAAATGGAAAAGCTGCGCAGTAGATATAGATTCTTACTGCATAATAAGGGCGATGGGTAAAAATGGTTTTAGAAGACCTGGCAGTATGATCGCAAAACTAGTTGACGAAGAGATTAAAAAGATAGCAAGAAAAGAAGGTAAGAGCTATCAGAACATGAAAGAGAATTTGCTTAATCAGGGAAAGAAACTCCTGAACGGTAAATAGACCTGCAGATTGGATGGTTAACCTTGAATCTGGGGTTGCTTGGGGGTTGGGAGACTGACCCCCATTAATTATTTACTCATAACATTACCTCCTTACTGACTCAATACCCGCACTTTTTAAAAATTAAACTGTTGCAATTTTGCAACATTTATCATAATAACAATTATACGTATTCCTAAGCCTAAAATGAAAAGGTGGGGCTCATAAAACACCTTATTTTCAGCGAACAACGAGCATACTAATTTAACTTTAATAAGGAGATTTAGTGGCGAAAACTGTGAGAAAAAGCAGTGAAGAACATTTAAAGGAGGCTTTAAATAAGCTTGTTATGGTATGCCCTAACAAGAAGACTTATGATGAGCTTACTTCTGTAATGTTTCAGTTGTATTGTGGAAATGACTTTGGTTTAGGAAATTTTAGTCTTCTGTTTCTTGAGATAGTCGAGAATCAATGGAAGTCCGGTAGAAAACTTGTAGCGAAAGAAAAAGGTTTAAAACTGGTAAAATAATGCGTGACCACGGTGTAATTCCACATCCATATCTTTTCCCACACCGTGGTTATGCAGATGAATTATTCTAAAAAAGGACTCACTGAGATAAGAGATAGTACGATTGAACATTGTGCGGAACTTCCTGGCCAGGACAAATGCACATTAATTAATGAATGCTATGATGATTATCTTTGGGTGTTAGATATTAATTCTCCTAAACAGATTCAGGAACATTACCGTGAGTTACTCTCCACACTTATTAAAAAGTTTGGGCACTAATATTACGTCAGTATTAATACAAGAGAACAGGCCATGTGAGCAGCGTCTGTTTCAAGCGATCCTTGTGCAGGCTTTTGAGGACGCTTTAAATCCTAATCCATCTAAAACTGAAACTTATTATAAAATTGATGCGCATAATTGGTTTATGTATCCTGATTCGGTATTCGAAAAGATTTGTTGGTTAGCAGGGTTTGATCCAGATATAATCACAGATAGATACAAAAGGTTACAGGCTACCGGACAAGTGACATTCTCAAAAATCCAAAAGAACTGGATTCAATATAGAGATTTGTATAAACGGTATAGGGCAACAAATAGTAGTGAAGAAAGAAGGGCGATTATGAAGCAAATTAAAAGTTTGGAGTTTAAGTCTTAGTCACGGTGGTCTTACAAATTTTACCCCAGGCGATAACCTATAATTAGAGAGAGCTAGTAATGACCGCCTGGAGCAAACTTTGAACGTAATTAGTATTAAACTATTCACAAAATTTACTATATAGATTATCTAGACTAATGCAATCATAAACAGGTCAGAGGGTAAAAGAGGTGTCCCTGCTGTCCCTAATCAACTATTATTCAATAATATCAATACTTTTAGATCAATTTTATGGTGTCCCTGTGGTGTCCCTGTGGTGTCCCTGAGGGACACCACTTGTGGGAACTTTTAAAAAACTTTTATTTATTGTAGTCAGGTGTTAAAATAATCTATATAGTGAAATTTATGTTGTTAGAAATACTACATGTAGTGGTTATATTGTTTGCAATTTACGGTTTTATTGTCTTTTTGTTACTTTTATGGAACAGGGAAAAGATTAATAAGGCCAAAGAGGAGAAAAAACGAACTGACCATGTTAAAATCAAAAACTTTTGTTAACTATGTTTAGAGATATTTTAATTAAAGCACTACAAGATAGATATAAAGCTAAGATATCTGAGGCAGATGCAACTGTAAAAATTTATTTAGAAAAACCTGTTGCCATTGGTGAGCATCCACAACATGTTGATGAATTAGATAAATTAATAGATGTTATTGCACAAAACGAGGAAAAGTTAAAAATTTTAAAAGAGTTTGATTATGGGTCTGAAAAAGAAGGAACTTAGAACAGTAGATGATCTGACACCAAAACAAAAAATGTTTGTTGAGATAATGGTGAAAGATCATGGCAACATCACACAAGCTGAGGCACTTAAAAAAGCAGGATATGTTTGTAAGAATGAAAATGATTACGGTGTCATAGCATCAAGATTATTAAGCAGAAGATTAAACCCACACATAGCAAAATACTTTGATATGAGGTTTGGTCAAGAACTTAAAATGTACGAAGGTGATAACCTTAGACGTTACAAAAGATTAGAACGATTGGCAGATAAGGCTGAGAAAAAAGATCAATTTGCTGCTGCAATAAATGCAGAGTATAGGTCAGGACAATTAGCCGGTGCTTATGTTGATAAGAAAGAAGTAAGAGTAACAGGTTTGGAGGGTATGTCACGTGAGGAGCTTGAAAAAAAATTACAAGAGCTTTCGCAGAAGATCGATGGTCACAACGCAAAGACAATCGAAGGAACATCTGAGGAAGAGTAGTTGGTCAGAATTTATAAAATTATTTAATGCTAAACATAATAGGCAATTAAATACGTCAGTTGGAGTAATAAAT